TCCGCCGAATTCGATGGGAACGACGTGCGGGCTCCAGATGCGACCGAATGCCCCCATCAATGTCCCACGGCCGGTGGAGTCGAATCCAAACTGTTGCGGAGGTATTCCGCTCTGCTCGCACTGCGCTTTAACGAAGTTGGCGATCTGGTCTTCCGGAAGTTCGTTCACCTCGACACTCACGGGGACCAGCATCGTTCGGCCCGGAATCAGTTCAAGGATCTGGCGGTCGTTGGGGTCCAATCCAAACTGCAACTCACCATAGACACAGCGGTCGCCGCCGACGGAACCATAGGCCGCATCCAGGAAACCGATCTTGGTGCGCTTGTCGTTCTTCCAGATGGCTTCCTCCATCGCTCCAAACTTGAGGCACATCTGACGGGTGATGACGCGGCGAAGCCCTTGGCCCCGCGGCATCCGCCCTTCGTCCATCATCGTGAATTGCAGCGAATCACGGCCGTAGAAAGCGATGTCCGCGTCGATGGATTTCTGATCGATGATCGGGATGCCGAGCTTACCATCCAGGTTCGGTGAGTCGCTGCCCACCAGTTGCACGCACGTCCCCTGATCGAAGCGGGTCGGCCACGTCTTGGTTTTGGGCGCTTGGTCGATTCCACCATCCCATCCTCCGATGTGTGCCGCAGGCTCACAGATCACCCCGAGAGCGTCAGTGGTGTCCTTCGGGTTGCCGAGCGCGACGCACTTGAAGTCTGAATTTTTGTTAAGGTTTGCTATGGCATCAACGAAGACCCGGTTCATCAGGTGGCACTCGTCAGCCACCATGCGCAGCCGCTTGTTCTTGATGCCGGCGAAGCTTCCAAGCCCGACGTAGGAACCTCCCTTTTTGCAAGGGACTCCGCAGATGCCGTTGCGGAAGTCGCGCCCTTCGGCGTTCTCGAATCGACTGTCGGTGATGATGCGCTGGCGAGACTCGATCAGGTTGCCAGGGATGAGCAGTGGATAGTTGGCCTTGGCTTCGCGGTGGTACTTCTTGATTTCACCCCACACGCGCATTTCCAGCATTTCGCGTTCGGTGGAGGACACGAGGACGGTGGTGCAGTCGCTCCAGCAGTAGTAATCGGTGAGGACGTTGATCGCCGCGGAGTGAGTCTTGCCACTGGAAGCCGGCCCCATCTCGCCGATGATGCGGTACTCGAGGTAGCTTTTGAGTTCGAGTTCGTTCCAGCGATGCCAGACGTGCTCCGGCCAGAGGAGACTGATGAACGCTTTGAAGTGGTAGAATAGTCCGTTGCCGTGCCCTCTGTAGGTACCTCCCTGACGGATCATCTGCATCTCAATGGCCGCGTCCACCATGAGCGGCTCCCAGTCGAGTCCGTATTTTCGTTGCTTGGGTAGGTTGCGGCGTCCGGCCATGCCATGTTGACTTTGTGCCTCCCTACGCGCAGCGTCCAGCGTAATGGCTTCTGGCGGCAACGGCGGTGGCACACGCATAGTCGATGGACAAATTTCCTTTGAGGGCGGCATCGACAGCGGGCGCATTCCGACGATGAACTCGCCGGGCTTCGAGACGGGGCTAAAATCCAATCAACTCGCATGGCTCACGAACGGGACGGTTCGGGGCGGAGGAGTGACGCAGCGGACAGGTTGGAAGCCACTGGTTCAAAACGTCAACTGGCCGGGAATCTTCCAGGCGGCTTACATGTACGAGCCGCCCTTCGCCAATCCGTATCTCATCGTGATGATCGGCGGACGCATCTACCAAATCAGGGTGGATACGGACAACTCAGTCGTCGATCTGTCGGCGGCGTTCCATCTGACGATGCCCGCCGATCAACCGATTGGTTACATGGAGCAAGGGGAAGAGTTCCTCATCATCCAGTCGGGCGACCTGATCACGCTCCCGCTGTTCTGGGACGGAGCGATACTTCGACGAAGCCGTGGATTCCTTGGCATCGCGGCCGGTCAGGCGACTCCGAACAATACGTTTACGATCACCATTCAAAACGTAAACGACGTCAGGGTGGGGACAGTGATTCCGGCCGGAAGCATGTTCACCACCAGCGGTGGAAATTTCACTCTGCAATCGCCTTTCACCATTCCAATTGTTGGTGGATCGGCGGTGGCGAATCTGACTGAAGAGTATGCTGGGACTCCGCCGGTCACGGTGAATGTTTTTGTCCCCGGGCCTTTCCTTGCCGACCCGCTATTGGGTTCCCACACCTACAACTGGACCATCACGGCCAAGACGTCCAGTGGGTCAACCACCGGTATCGCCTCCGAACTGCCGGCCGCGGGTCCGATGGATTATTACATGGGCAGGCTGTGGTACGCCTTCGGGCGCCAGTATTGCGCAGGAGACATCGTGGGTAGCAGATCGTCCGGAACGGCTCCCTACGGCTACCGAGACTCCATCCTGAAGACGACCGAGAACCCGGTTTCGCTGGCCGGCGACGCTTTCATTGTTCCGACCAACGCTGGAAACATCCGGGCACTGGAGCACAGCGCCAATCTAAACTCAGCGTTGGGTGAGGGTGAACTCTACGTGTTCACGCGAAAGACCATCTACGCCACCACCGTTCCCGCCCGGCGGGCCGACTGGTCCACGCTCAGTGAACCGTTGCAGCGGGTTGCTCAACGCGACTTCGGATCGGTGGGGGATAGATGCGTCGTTCCGGTCAACGGCGATTTGTTCTATCAGGCGATGGACGGCGTTCGTTCCCTGGCAATCGCGGTGCGCAACTTCGGGCAGTGGGGTAACATTCCGATCAGCAGTCCCGTGGAAAGAGTGCTCCGGTTCAACAACCGTGCGCTGATGCGTTTCGTCAGCGGGATCAACTTCGACAATCGCCTGTGGCAAACCGTGGGGCCGTTCCAGACGGACAAGGGCGTGGCTCACCAAGGGATCATCACGCTGGACTTCGACGTCCTGGGCAACATCGACAACCGGCTGCCTCCAGCATGGGAAGGGATGTACGAGGGACTGTCTCACCTCCAAATTCTGGAAGCGGACTTCGGCGGGTTGCAGCGAGCATTCGACATCGTGGTCAGTCAGGTGACTGGGAACATCGACATCTGGGAGATGACCACGCAGGACCGTTGGGACGCACAGGTGGAAAACGACGGCGACCGCGTGACGTGGTACTTGGAGACTCCCGCCTATACGTGGAGAAATCCGTTCCAACTCAAGAAGCTTGATGGATTGGAACTTTGGTTCGACAAGATGCTGGGCACCGTCCAGTTCATCGTTGAATACCGTCCTGACTCTGCCCCGTGCTGGATACCCTGGCACGCATGGAAGCAATGCGTGGCGAAAGACTGCCGGGAAGATCCGGAAGCCGTCACCTGTCCGTCCTATCCGGTTCAGCCGTACTGCGAGGGGTTCAAGGCGACGGTCACGATGCCCACGCCTCCGAATCCGTGCGAGCCCAACAACGCCCGCCCGGCCACAGAGGGTTATCAATTCCAGATTCGACTGACGATCAAGGGATGGTGCCGGTTGCGTGGACTGCGCATTTACGCCCAGCCGAGAGTGACTGCTCCGTATCATGATCTAATCTGCGCGGACGATACCTTCTTCACTCCACGAGGGGCACTGCCTCAAACACCTCCGGACGTTGCCTGTCTGACAACTCAATCGGGACAACCGATCACCAATCAGTCCGGTACCTGTATCACTGTAATCGAATGAAAATCACCGAACTTCCCGCCCTGGCATCGCCACCCGCATTAACCAGCGTCATTCCGATAGACGATGCGACTGGCGCCGGCCCGACCAGCAAAGCAACCATTCAACAAATCCAGACCGCGATTGGTCCCGGGATGCAAGGTCCGCCGGGAGCCACCGGGGCCACCGGAGCGACGGGCGCCGCGGGCGCGACTGGAGCCACTGGAGCGACTGGCGCAACCGGAGCCACCGGAGCTACGGGTTCGGTTGCACCTGGGTTCAATTCAGTGGACGGCTTCGCGATTGATACGTTCGAGGAGTATGCCTTGGGCACAATCACGTCGCTGGACAAAGGCTCTGGTTGGGCGACTGCGGCCGGCGTAGCCGACGGAGGGTCCGCCATCGTTTCACGAACTGCTCTCGACGGCCGGAACTATCAGGCGTTGGCGATCCTAAACGGACAGATGGGGCGCAAATTTGGCTGGGGAGCCAACTGGAATCGTATCCAGATTTTCGCTGCGATTAGGATCAACAACACGGCGAGCTTCACCGGGGATGGTTACGTTGGAATTTGTTCCGGGACGACCAACATGGTGGTCAGCGCAACGACTGCAAACTTCCTCGGACTGCGTTGGGAGAATACCACCGGCAACAATTTCAACTACAACGCAGGCACGAAGGCGGCTTACTACAATCAGGTCACGACTCCCCGGTTCTCCACGCGACGCGTGAACACCACCACTGACCGCACGAGCGGTGCCGGCGGAACGACGCGAACCATCTCCGCTACCGAGGGGTATCTGACGTACTTCTTCCTGGACATCTCGCGACCGTTGTTCGCGACTGCGGCGACCTCCGTCTCCTACTCTCAGGGATTCATGATGGACGTCACCGCAAACGTGGAGTTCTCGAAGTCCAAATCCACACTATTCCAACTCGCGATGGGTGAAGTCGCCGCAACGGTTGGAGCAAATACGACTCTTCAGGCCGTGCTTGCCGCCACACCTACGACCCACAACTACAACTTCGATGAATCGACCGGAGCGTTTGATGCGATCAACTTTTCGTGGCCGTTCGCCAATGCTTTTGAGATCGCGGCCCTAATCGTTCGCAAAGTAAACTGACCATCGTGATCAAAACCTGCAACTTGGTCCTGAAGCAGTGCCTTCCGTGCAATGATGATCCGATTCGGAACATCACGGCGGAAGCGCCGGACGTGGACGTGTTCATCGGTTATCGCGATTACAAATGGAACCCTCCACTGGGAGTCACCTATTTCCAACTTTCCTGCAAAACCATCTGCTTCTCTGCTGTGTCTCAGGAACAGGCGAATCTTTGCGCCCTTCGGGACGCCCAGGACTGCGACTGGAATGGCGGAGAACCGCCGGGGCCACCAACTCCTCCCGGCCCGGGCGGCGGCGGCAGCGGCGGCGGAACTGACCTGCCTCCATCGAATCCCAGAAATCCGATTGCGAGGTACCCAAACAGGGCGCAGACCTGTGACGCTTTTTGTCCGGATGGTTCGTCCTACACTTCCACCATACCTGCTGGAACGGTGACTGAGTTGAGTCAGGCTCTCGCGGACGAGAAGGCTAAAAGCATGGCGTGCGCTCTTGCGCAGCAAAACATCTTCTGCATTTCGGCCGGCCCGACTCCTTCGGTGTGCGTGGGGGAAAGCTATTTCTACCTAATCACCACAAACATCGCCGAAGGTCTGATCTGGTCGATTGAAGGGGATCTGCCGCCCGGCTTGGATTTCAACTTCGATGGCAGCATTTCGGGGACTCCGACAACGGGAGGTTCCTACACCTTCGTCGTAGAGGTGACTGATTCCCTTGGGCGGATACAGTCGAAGGCACTGACGATCTGCATCATGGAAATCGTCACCGCGGCGACGCTGCCCGATGCGTCGATAGGACTGGTCTATGCCCAGGCTTTGATTCAGCAAGCGGCCACCGTTTCGTCCGAAGTGTGGACTCTGGTGAGTGGAAGCTTACCAGATGGGATACTCCTTGCCGCAAGCGGCTCTCTGACCGGTATTCCGACTACAACCGGCACTTCAGTTTTCACTCTTCAGGTCGATGCAACGTGTGACGGCAAGGCAGTCAGTTGCCAGAAGACGTTCAGCCTTGAAGTACAGTCTTCGGTGGATTGCATGGGTAGCCCAAATTCGATTGGCGGCGCAGTCTGGACCCAAATCTCAGACCCACTCGCCGGCACTATTACAATCGTCGGCGGGGATGGAACATTTCAGGATGCCGGCGCCAACAGTCCGTTTGTCGAGGCTCAGTCGTCCATCTGCAACCCGCATACCGATCCATACGATTTCACCGTGGACATCGCTTGGACCGTGGGCGGATGTGGATTCCCTCTTCTGTTGACCAGTGTGACTTTCACTCTAAACGGGGTGGATAACACAAGTCCGGTCCATAATTCGCCCGGGGGGTACACTTTCCATTTCGCTGGGTCTTTGCCTTCGGGTGTGAACTCGTTTCGCATTTACTGCCAAGCCACGGGCTTGTGCGCCCAAACCATGACCGGCACCGTTACGATTCGTCCACTGACCCCTCCATGATATGAGATTGCTCCGTCTAAAAGATGTTCGCCAATCCAGAATCCCGGAAGCCATCGGCGCCTGTGCGTCGGACAACTCACGGCTGATCGAGATCGTCAACGAGGCACAGCAACGGCTGGTCTTTGCCGGCGGTGAAAC